ATCAGATTGCCCTACAGACTGCCGTACAGGAACGAGAATCCCTCTATAAGCATGATATTGAGATCGGTAAAGGTGCGAGTCAGTGGGTTATCAATCTTCGCGCTTCAGTCCGTCCTGCGATTACTTACGGTCTTTTCATGCTGTTTTGCTTTGTTGAGATTGCCGGATTCTTCTATGCCTTAAAACATGGGGTGGAATTTACCGTTGTCCTAGACCAGCTTTGGGATAACGAAACTCAGATTATCTGGTCTTCCGTCATTGCGTTTTGGTTTGGCACCCAGGCGTTCAATAAGAAATGAACGTAAGCCCTGAAGCCATTAGGGTTATTAAGCATCACGAGGGAATAAGGTTAAAACCATACCGCTGTCCAGCCCTTTTATGGACTGTCGGGGTTGGGCACGTAATAGATCCCTCTCATATATCCGTCAAATTCGAGGATAGGAAGGCTCTGGCGATACCGGAAGGTTGGGATAGGGTACTGACCCCAGATGAAGTGGATAAGCTGCTTAAAGACGATTTACAGCGTTTTGAGAGGGGTGTTCTTAGACTGTGCCCTAATTATCTTACTCAGTCTCGCTTTGATGCGCTGGTTTCCTTTAGTTTCAATGTAGGGCTAGGGAACCTTCAAAGGTCTAGTATCAGGATGAAACATAATAGGGGTGATTTTGAGGGCGCAGCAAATTCGTTTATGATGTGGACTAAAGCCGGTGGTCGGGAACTGCCTGGTTTAGTTAAAAGACGCAAAGATGAAAGAAGTATATATCTAATGGGGTAACATGCTTGTTACTGAACAGTCTATCAAAGCGTCTTACAATCTTCTAAAAAAGACTGCTTTCAAAGACATACGACTTCCTGTTAAAGTAAGGTTTAAAGCTCTCAACATGGATAGGTTTTGGGGGCTTTATTACTGGCCGGATCAAGTCTTAGTAGTAAATAAAAAAGCAAAAACAATCGAACAAGTATTAAAGATAGTCGCACATGAAATGATCCATGCTGCGCTTGAACAGAACGCGGACTGCGATCATCACTTACACGACGCGAACTTCGAGGCTTTTGCTGAGATAGTTTGCAAAGAAATGGGATGGAACGGTGGCATATGAAGAAACCATGTAGTGATAAAGAATTCATTGAAATATGGAATAAATATAAATCTACTTCAGAGGTCGCAAAACATCTTGATTCGCATGAAGCAAATGTGCGGTCAAGACGTAGGCGTATAGAAAAAAGACTGGGGATAGTTCTTCCTACAGTAGACGTGCTTCATAGGAAAAAATACGACCAGTCAATGTTAGTCACTGCTGACCGCGTTGAGGTTAAATTAAAAGTAAAGAACGGGATTATTCTAGTAGCCGGAGATCAACATTACTGGCCGGATAACATTCCTGTTATGCACAGGGCTTTTGTTTACTTAGCCAAAAAGTTAAAACCGTTTGCTTTAATATGGAATGGTGATGCTTTTGACGGGTCTTCTATTAGCCGGTTTCCGTCTATTGGATGGGAGTCTAAACCTTCTGTCGCAGAGGAAATAGAAGCAGTCCAGGACAGGTCTAAGGAGATTTTAGAAGCCTCTCCCAACTCAAAGAGAATCTGGACAGCAGGTAATCACGATTTAAGGATGGAAAGCAGGATTGCTGCGAACCTACCTGAGTTGAGGAACTTAAAAGGCGTACACCTTAAAGACCACATACCTGAGTGGACACCTGCTTGGTTTGTTACCGTAAACGAAGGCCAGCAAAGCCATACAGAAATCAGACATAGGGAAAACGGCGGAATTCACGCCGGATACAACAATACCCTAAAGTCTGGTGTGAATATCGTTACAGGACACGACCACAGAGCTGATGTTGTAGCCTATGACGATAGAAGGGGCAGAAGGTATGCGGTAAGACATGGAATGACCGCAGACTCATCACGTGATCCCCAATTTGTCAATTACCTGGAAGGCAAAAAGACGAATTGGCAGTCAGGGTTCGCTGTTTTAACTTATAAGAATGGAACCCTTTTACAGCCAGAATTAGCTCTCAAGTTTGGTGAGGATTCGTTTGAGTTCCGTGGTGAGGTGATAGAGGTGTAAATTCATACTCTAAATCCAGACACCTGGAGGCCATATCACACAAGGTATTGGCTTCTTCAGGGTCTAGGAATTTAGACAAAACCAAAGTGTCTCGGATTATTTCAATTTCTTCGTAAGTAAGTTTCATTGTTCCTCCAGTAGATTAACTATCACTCTTGCTTCGTCAAACATCTCTAAAGCTAAATCAAAAGAATCCTTCCATCTCTCATTGTTTGTTTTGTAGGAGATATGCCTACAAATACCGGATTGAATAATCATTCCCGCACACTGAGAGCAAGACATAAACGGATAGGTATAGATTGTTGTTCCATTAAGAGGTCTTTTGGCGGTGATTATTGCGTTAATCTCCGCATGGATTATCATCTTTAACTTAATATCTCTATTGTTTAACCTTTGATCTGTATCTTGTATTCGTCTTGGAAGACCGTTAAAACCTACTGATATAACAGTATTGTCTGAATCGACAATTACAGCTCCTACTTTAGTTGACGGGTCTTTGCTCCAAGTCGATACTAGCCTCGCCATCTCCAGGTATCTCAGTTCCCACTTCATAAGTAGTCCAGACTTCCATAAGTAAGCATGGTTTACCTTTATAGTTTCGTTGATCCTGTCTTGTGTAGTGTTCTTTTATGATGTCTTGAACCGTTTTTTTTGGTACAGTCTTCATTGCTTCGTTGCCCTCCCGTTTTGCCCCTCCGAGTGAGGGGCTTTTTTTATGATCCGTAAGAGTTAATGACGATTTCCAACGCTTTTATAACCTCTTTTAACTTTGCAATATCTTTCTTTTTGTCATTAAAGAAAACGCCATATTTAACATTTGGTCGATTCTTTAGTTCGCGCACCATGTTATCGTGATAGTCTTTCAGGTCGCTAACAATTAGATCGACCATTGATTCTTCATCAATATCAATAGTTATTTTCATGTCATTGGTAGGCGGGGCCGGAATCGAACCGGCAAGCGTTAGCGGCAGATTTTAAGTCTGCTGTGTTTACCAATTTCACCACCCGCCCTATCCTTATTTACGCTTCCTAACTACTGCTGGAAACGGTTGATCCAGGACTTCTCTACGATACCTTGCAAAAGTCACCGAAACGTCCGTAGAGGCCGAGTTGGTAGGTTTAAATACATTATCTAAAATGTAGATATTCCTACTCTTTAAATAAGACATAGACTTCTGAAGTTTCTCATTCATAAAGTTTGCCTTTGTAAGTCTCGGAAAGTTTTTTAAGATAATCAGAAACCGTTTTGTCTTCGATCATAGACGCTGCGGTTTCGATCTCCTGACACAAAACTTTTAGATAGTCTCTCAGTCTGTCGGTTCTCATCTCAGGTGCTTTGCGTAGTGCTTCTACCAATAACTGAGTGGTTTGAATGTTTACCGGAACGATAGCTCCAGGTTTAGTGTAAGCCTTTGCTTTGCTTAGGTCTGTCATGTGTTCTTCTCCTTGAGTTTGGCTTCAACCTTATCTTCTACTACGGCTTTGGCGACTTCAAAAGCCACCACAATGAAAGCAACCGGAAGCATCAGCCAAACCAGCGGTATCAAAATAATCTTCATGTGTTCTTCTCCTTGAGTTTGGCTTCAATGTCTTTGGCAAAATTCCATCCACATCCAGCAGGGATGCGATAGTCGACAACGTAGCCATCTTCAATTTCAGCAATCTCATCATCCGTCAGTCCAACCCATGTGCGATCTTGCTCTGGCCGCGCCAAGGTTTCTTTTGCTCGTCTGATAGCTAAATCAGGGTCACAAGCACCATCAACCTTCCAATCACCAGCTTGGATAGCGGCTTCTACTGCTTCAAGTAAATCTTGCAATACATCCGCACAAATGTTGATTTTCATCTCATTGCTCACCAAGGGATTTCATCTTTCATAGTCAATATTGAACCGTTATCCTTCGCAGGAGGAGCCTCACCACGGCCTTGAACTTCTTTCCCGATCTTCATACGCACGAACGGGTTTCCGTTACGGTCGGTCTTTTTATAAACATCCAAATAACAAACCTTACCGTCTGGGAGAACAACTTTACCTCGGAAGTCTGCGTGCCAGTCCTCCTTTTTCTCGTTGAGAAAAGCGCTACCTTCGCCTGGTTTCATTTCGTATGCCATGTGAAAAACTCCTATTTATGTGTCAATTTGAAAAACATCTCGTCTACTTCATCTAAGAACTGGATCGCAGCTAACTCTACTTCCTTCAATTCCTCCTTACTCGGAGTGTAAATCTTGTGAAACAACTGCATGTCTTCAGGTAGTCTGTTATCAAACGCAACAAAATGAATGAAGTCTCGTTTGGTACAAAGCGCCTGAACGCACATCTGCTTCTTGTGATTCTCTGGAATCTCATCTTTTAAAATGTATTCCAGCATCGTCTTTTCTGTGGGGCATTTAACTTCAATCAGCCCACCGTCTGACGTAAAACCATCTGGCGAACAACCGAAATTATCAATCACCGGATGATTCACAAAACCTACGTCTTCAATAAGAATACCCGTCTTTTGTTCAAATGTCTCCTTCGCTAAAGGCTCTGTCTCAATTCCATGCTGCATTGCATCATTTACATACTTTGAGACGATGTTGTTAGTAAGCCTTTCTAAGAGGATTTCTTTCTTCAATTCATACCGCTTAGAAGACTCCTCTGGAGCCTTCCCTGCCTTCCCCTTGAGGAAGGACATGGCATCGTTCATCCGAGAAGCGGTAAGCTTTCCTGTCCTCTCTGAGTGCCATTGTCCAGTCCCCTGAAGCTCGTTTCTTTCTCTCATTTGAGAGTACCTTTGAGTTTGTCTTTAACGTCATTCACCAATAGACGTTCATCAGGAGTCATTTTTGTCCATTCTGCTTGCATGGAACTCAGGTCTTCGCAAGACTCCAAGATAAACGTCAGGGTTTCTTTATCCCTAGTTCCAGCCGCTGGTTTCTTGGGTTCCGGTTTGGGCTTGGAAGCTGCGTTACCATCATCGTCTTCAGGTGCGATACCACAGGCCGCTTGTAAAGAGTAACGACGAGCATAAGTCAAAGCACTACCGTAGCCCTGCGGGTCTTGCTTGGAAGCTGGAACGTGCAACCGTCCGCCGGACATATGCTCACCAGACTCATGTATAAACATTGTTTCTACAATAACCCCGTCTTCACATGGATGAGTGTATTGCATCAGGAAGATACCGTTATTGTTCAAAGCGTCGATCACAGCTTCGACACAGGCATCCAGAGCCGCGTATTTAGACCGAAAGTGCGGGTTAGTAGCGGTTTTAAGTGCTGGCCCGAACTCTTTTTGGGCTTTTACGAGTGCTGCTGCGATTGCTTGCATGACGTTTCCTTATATTCGTTAAAAATCTCAACCATCCGTTTTTGAATAAAGCCGTTTGTCCAGTAGATTGCGTTTGGATTGTCTTTAATAAACTGAGCCAACCCGCAAAAACTCCCTAGAGCTGTCGCTTGTTTGTCAGTCATTCCTTCCCCCACGGACATTTAAGAGCTAAACAGTGGATTTCGGTGTACCAATAGTCTTTGGTTCCGAACGGGTCTTTTTCTACACGCCCGTATTCACACTCTGAACACTTCGGAACTTTGCAGCCTCCGCTACCAGGACGGTGCGGGAACTTGTAGACGTTGCATGTGCAATTCATCTTGTCTCCTGTTTTTCATCCGGTCTTCAGGTTTCGACCGTGGAGACATTCTGAAGCGTGTTTAACAGTATGTCAACAACTATTTTTGCTTAATAATCAATGGACTATAAAAAAGTTTAATTTTGACTATTTATTGATCGTTTTTTCACCCCCTCGCTAACCCGTGAAAAACCACCCAAGCCACCCTTGAAGCCACCCTTGAAGCCACCCTTGAAGCCACCCTTGAAGCTACCCTTGAAGCCACCCTTGAAGGGTAGGTAAAGCCTCTGATATGAAATGATATGAAATGATATGAAATGATATGAAATGACGGAAATACGTTGACATTTTAAAATGCGTGTTTTAGCATTGCTGTGCCTGTGATACAGGTCGCTCTGTGGCGGAGCGTGAATATAGTTAAACCCTTTACGCAGGGGTTTTGGTCAGGAAAGCGACTTTACTATATTTGCGCTTCTCCTAGCCACGACCTGAACCCCGCCGTAAAGGGTTTTTCATTGGCCGCACGAAAAGCCAGTGCGTAAGCAAGAAGGCAACAGTCGGGGTAGAGGCCGCAGGATAAGTAGCTGCGGAGCCAGGGAAGACACCTGCCATACCCGAACCAACTGGTCGAGGCCAGCGTTCAGAGAGTGGTTACTTGATACGACACCTTGCATATCCGAAGTATGGATGAGATACCGAAACGCGAGTTTCGTGGTTGGTCTATTTCAAAAGGTAAATTATGATAATCACAAAAAAATGGCTTGAAAAACACGCTATCGCTTACGGAGCTTGGAATAAAAATCAAATGGATGCGATTGGAGTTTCATGGCCTCAAAAAAAGGGATGGAAAGAAAGTGTGATCGGAAAAGAGATAACTTTCGAGAATCAAATGATATTTGAGCGAGGCGGATGGAAAGGCGTTACATTAAGTAAATCTGTTCATTCAATTCTTAACAGTATTGAATCAAAAAAATAAAGCCAATTGGATTCAAATAGGTTAGTCTTTTTGGAGGGTGTATGAATTTATCGCAATACTTATCTACAGAAACAAGACAACAAAGAAACGATAGGA